GGAAATTATCCCTTTTGAACTTATAAGTTCACGACGTTCATTGAACGCCGAAGCCTAAAATTCGCAATACTTTACCATAATAAATGGAACTGGAACAAGGTAAACGTCCAGTACTTCGATATTGCGCTAAAATGGCATATGAGGCATGCGCTAGCTTTCTTTTACGACTTCTAGTATAACCTTCGTACCTTAATTGTAGACTCTCTTTCACGCTATCTATCGTGTCATCGGATCCGTGTTGATAGGATGGTATGTCATCCGTTGGCCAACGTTTTTGATTAAATAATTGTAAATTTGTCATTTGATCAGTTAAAAATGGAAAATGTTCTAACACTTCTTGCACGTATCTCATTTTGCATTTTCTATAACGATTGTCGTCCTTGCTAGGACTTTTGATGATGTTTTTTATAGATAGAACATCTTCGTCTGCTTGTATTGCGCTAGCTATATAGGCAGGAGTGTACACATCTTGAAAAGCTTGCGAACCAGGTAGATTGCAATACCAATGTCTTGCGCCATCTTCGCCCAGTTCTATTACGATTCTTCGACCAGGCTTTGCGGCATGATGTGCTGGTTTGGAGACATCTGGCAATATCACAAAGTGATGGGTGTTCTTATAGTTAACTAACACTTGTGTCCTATGAAAAGAACTCCACCCACATAGTTTTTTCACTCTGGGATCACTTCTTATTTCAGTGTTGGGACCGACTGTACTGACGATATAATCATTGCCAAAAAATTCATCTAATCGTTTAGAAATGTCGTCCCAAGATTGCCATTTTTCTGGTTTCATGACGCCATGGTCATCGCCTAAATAAAGTTGATTCCAATTTTTCCATTTGCTTACGTCGTTATGATTGATGAAAGCATCGGAATCGGCATGAAGAAATTTCGCTCTAATTGCGTTTGGAGGGTAGAAGTTTTGTGCGTCTGGTTCAAGTAAAACGCCTAGGGAAATGTGATCATCAATATTGTATAATCTCACGTCATTTGTACGTTTTTTAGATTTCGCTCTATCGTTTTGAACTTCCATTATTTCTGTTCCAGATAATATATGGACGTTTGCATGCAGATTGAAACGTGTGAGGTGATCCATCAGGTTGCTTATAGTCACTCTCACATTCGCCTGCATAGGTTCAATGTTCAAATGGCGACACACGTCATTATAGCAATCATCCTTATTGGAAGAAACTAAATTCCATGCCCAAGAATATGTAGGCTTAAGCATTGTGTTACTTTTATTAAATTTATACAACATGTTGTTTGTTTTCCGTTTCCAATATATTGGATGCCTATTCAATGGGCTAGTAGATCTGATAGCTATTGAAGAAGATGCTGCGTAACTGACGCTTGGTGCTATTGATGCAGTTTGCCATAATGCATATCTGCATTGATCTTCTGTAACGTCTATCAACGCCACAGAGTTCGTGTTACCAAATCCGTTATTTATAAATCTAGTTTGACTTTTATATCTCACATAAATGGACGAAGACAATAGAAAGGAAATAGGTTCAATGTAACCTATGACGTCACTCATACTATTATGAAGTTTGATCACGCTCGGCAAGTCTCTTATTTTCCTGGTTAAAATTTTTTCGTCTGTTACTGTGGAAAACACGGCCCAACACCTCATCACTTCTTTAAAATTCAATGTTCTTCTGGTGTACGACCAATAAGCAGAAGAAGGCAACGCACATTCTCTGCCGACTTCGGCTTCTGTTAAAGTCCGTATATTCTTGTCGCTGGAGATGTTTAGTAATGGAACCCTCGAGTCATCGGAAGTCAATTTTCCATCAGCCAATCTTAACCAAGGCCAATTCACGACTGTGCCATTTTGGTTCACTTTGAAAGGTCTACAATTGATTATTTGTTTCAACAGTTGTGTATTATTTGCTAGTTCTTGTTTCAAGTGAGATACACCATCAAAAATGTCACTATGATCGTCGTTGATCATTAACATTTTAGTGTTGGATAATGCGTCTTCAGATGTGTCATGCCGTAACAAATAAGAACATATCGCTCTACTTTCGTTCGACGATAAATTGAAACCTGCAGGTATATCTGGGTAATATAAAGTTCCCGAACTGCCTGGGAAAGGTTTAAGCACCGTCAATATATCGAACGTGTTGGACCATAATTGCGGATCTTTGCAAAATTCTTCAGTGGTTGGATAAGTGATATATTCATTCAAGGCAATAGGACCGCATCTTATAGCCGTACCATTTTCGAACCTTCCTGCTCTGCCGGCTCTCTGAGTCGCCGTGTCTTGATCACATGGAGCTTCTAGTATTCGGCCTTTGTGCTTAACTATCATTCTCATGCTATCGACCACTATGGTCACTCCTTTAATATTTAGACCGTCTTCTGCTATGGAAGTGGCTACGATGACTTTCGTATATTGTAAAGGATGTTTAGATGAAAAAACAGAACATTGAAGTCCATGCGATTCGATTTCTGTCATTGCCATTGTGCATTTAGAAATGGTCGGCATAAACATAAGGATTATGCCATCACTGATTTTTGCAACTCGAATTGCAACGTCTATAGGATTTGCACCCCATCGCTCTTCTATTTTCAATGCAAAAGGCCTAGGAAAAGGTGCTTTGATTATTGGCAAATTACCAAACGGTGCATGTCTGTGATCTAATGTAGGTGTCGCACTGCATAATACAACGCATGGTCGTTTTCCCAAGAGTAATGACAACGGGACAATAGATGCGTCACGATTATGTGCTTCGTCTATGATGATTATGGTAGTAGAAGCACCTTTTAATTTGTGTGGTGCATGTGTATATCTTGCAACGGCATGACCCCATGTTGCACAAGTTATGCCTTTCTCTAAGGCTGGTTGTCCTTTCTTCATGCGATGATAACCGCTCATTTCACATTGTTTGACCTTTGGAAACAATATTAATACCTGATCGAAATATCGCTCCAATTGTTTAGGCATGTCCCTTGTCTTGCCTGTCCCCGTCGGTGCGGAAACAACAATGTTGCTTTTTGCGAGATGAGTTAACACTTCTCTCTTAACGAAACTTTCCCATCGATTGGAGATCGTTTTGTTCTGAGTTCGTCCGGAATATGAATCTATATAAGCCAAAGGATTTCTGAAATGTGATGCTAGATCTACGACATTCGCCACATTTTTTGCGCCAATGCCTATTACTGGCAATAGTGGTCCTAGTAAGAAAGAAAATTCCGACATGAATGAAGCAATTCTTTTTTCTACTACTAATGGGTCTTTTGGAGCGAAAGTCGCTAAATAAGAAGAAGGTCTACCATTAGCGGCATAATAAAATCCAGAAAACAATCCATAAATATGAACGCCTTCACGATATGCTAAACTATGTAAATATAAAAACACGCGCAATATAGGAATTTTCTTCATTGAATTGAACGCGTTTGAAACTAAAACAGTCAATATTTCAAATGTCAATATCACGCCTGAAGCTATATTACTCTCCATGTAACCGATAGCATTGCTCTGATGATCCCAGAAGTAGTCTACGTTGATCACGCTTGAAGCAGGTCCTAATGAAACTTTCGCGCGCATTTCTTCTCTTGTAGTAGCTGGGGTGTACACATCTCTTATCGCTGCTGCAAGTATATTTGCAGGCGGTTGAAGTAAAGTATCAGTTCCGCTGGTGATACGTTTTCCTGCCATATGTTTTAATCCTAGCGATCTTAGTGATCGGGCAAAACTTGTTATTCCTAAACATGCTTGTTTTTCATGTCTTAAGTATTCCATGAAAGGATCTTGAAATTTAATAGGCGTACTTCTATCCGGCGGTATTTGGTAATATTGTGATAAAACTCTTTTATAACTAGGAAATTTGACGTTCTTCATCCAAGCCCTTCCGCCACGAGTTTTTGCCAATAAAGGTTTCAACATATCTGCTTCTTGTTTTAACCATTTATACAATGGTTTGTTATGCGCAGACAGCAAAGCGTGTCCAATAGTTCTGGCATAATAAAAAGACGCTGTGTCTTTATGTGCGCTGGCCGTTTGACGCATGGCAATACTTTCTGGATCATGTATGAGTGCGTACGTAGGTAAAGGCATGTTGATCAATTCAAAATCTTCTTTATATTTAATCGGATTTTCGAATTTTTTCCTACACCATTCTAGTCCTATCAACGTGTCTGCCTCTCCTTCAATCCTGAAAGTCACACCTTGTTTTTCTGCATCTGCTAATAGTCCTTTCATTTCGACATCTGACATGTCAGATCCTATGTGAACGTCTTCTCCCATCGCATCAATCTGATTTAGTTCGAAAAATTCTCTTTCACTTTTGCCTGTTGATGCAGAATACGCACGTGATAATATTAATAAAACGGCTATTTGATTCGTAGTTGTCACTGAAGATTGCCCTGTAGTATGTCCTTTTTCGTGTGGCACGTATTGTTGATTATAAATGTCGTACATAGTGCTTTTTTCCAAAGCGAGCATATTAGATGAAAACCACGTTTTAATAGATTCTTGTTCAGGATGGTTGGAAAAACCCTCTCCTCTCACTTTTGCCACCGCTTGTAAAACCTTATGACTAACGTTGGAATCAAAAGCTTTTCCGTCTATGACCCAATGTTTACGTTTAGAAGTTCGATTGGAAAACCGTTTATTATATCCACCTCCACTGAGTCTGGTGCCAACGGCCCACGGTGCGCTTTCACTCACTTGCGTCATACGTTTGTCTAAACTGTAGTTAAACACCATATTTCGTACATAAGAAGATAATTCTTGAGCGACTACCGTACGAATTCCTCCGGGATCAGCTTCTAACTTTTCTTTTGTTGATATGTAATTCTTAACAAACGCATGATGTAAATCATTAGGTATTTCTCCACTAGTTAATTGCTCATGGACTAAACTTACTACAGATTTTAACCATCCTGATCTTCGGAGATCTAACCTTCTTCTAAGTGTCGCACGTTTCAATCCAAGAGGAGTTTGTTTCAAATAATCATTGCCTTCGAAAGGAACACCACATGAAAATTTCCATACTATACTACGAGCTATAAATTCTGGCGTTTTTAGATGATGATCTTCAAATGCTTTGGGAACAGCAGATAAAAGCGCGTTAACGGCGTCATCATATTCTTGATCGGGTTTTTTATCTAAGTCTTTGTCTATCGCATATCTTGAAAGACTTTTGAAGATATTACTTCCCGTGGCGAATTCTAAATGATTTTTCCCTATTTCTGCTTCTAATTGAATCAACGCTCGGTTACGTCTTCCTTTTGCATATGTAGACATAGTAGGCAATTTCACTTTACGAGTATAAGTGGTGTTTTTTAAAGCTGGTTGATTTACCGGCTTATGCCTATTCAAATCTCTTATTGCTCTTTCCATCGCTTCTTGGCCTACAATGTCTGTTAGCTTCACTGTGTCTGATAACAAACCTAAGAACTTTATATATTGAGTCTGAGTGGTCGTTAAACGTTGTACTCCCCAAGACGCCCGCGTTTTGACAGGGGGATCATCAGGATCAATACTTGGTATAAGCGCGTAATTGGTCATGACCGTTGATAAACCTGATAATGCATCACATGTGTAAAGATTTGCCCTTATTATAAATCCTGTAAAAAACTCTGTAAATTTTTTGGCGAATTCGAAATCTTGACTGATCAAATTGACTATCATCTGATTATTATTGCTCGTGTTATAAACTGGCATAACAGGAGTGATTGGAGTAGTGTAAGTGCTTTGAGGCAATATGGTGATGTCACCATCTTTATCCTGCGTCGCACAAAAATTATAACTCGTTTTCGTTTCATCGCCATGTTTTACGACTTCCACGGATTGATAGTCTGAATTTAAAATATCAGTGATGATACATACATCAAGTATAAGAGCCCAACCTTTGAGCCTTCTTTTAAGACCGGTGATAGTTTCTGGACAAAACTCACCTTGCATTAAATGGTATGAGAAAAGGTTTATAGTTTTTGGCGTCATTGATCTTGGCGATTTTGCGACTGCTTTACACAGTACACATGAATCTTTTTCTGACGGCATGGTGCATTGTGTGCAACATAGACAACAATCCAAAGCTGCGCGTACATCACCCAATTCCTTAGCTGTAAGTCTGTTTCTATTCACTCTTGTAAGAATTTTTTCTACTCTATCTTGTATACGAGGAAAAGGCAGTGAAAACAGTCCTCCTAGAGGACTTGTGTCCCATTGCACCACATGAGACTGTTGAACTAAATCTTGTTCATCTACTGTCAAATCGTTGAACACAGGCGCTGCGGCTCTTACCGTGTCTCTTATTTTGCGTGCAATATATCGGAATAAAGGTATGTTTAAAGTTGATCGCTCCAAATAAATCAACGACAATGGTGCTGCAGTTTGGGCGAGACAAGCGCATAAGGTCATATACCCTATCCAACATGAAGGGCGTTTTGAGGTGGCATTTAATATATCAAATATGTAAGTGTGACAATTGCAGTCGGGTCCATAAGGTCCTACGTTTCCTGTAAACTTCACCAAATCACGTTTTTGGATGGGTAATGGTATCAACATTTCTTTTCCATCGAAAGTTTTATCACTATTCGTTGAAATTAGTTGACCGTCCACTTCCGTCGCTTCGAGTCTGAAGTCTTTTCCCACCAAGGCACTATGATAAAATGGTACAGTATCCCAGACACGTGATAAAGCCAACCATACTTCGCAATGCTGGTCATTGGTTACGACCAACGCACCTGCAATTAAGTCCATGAAATCAGCGTTTTTATTTAACGTGATGTCACAAATTGGATGTGCCGCTATGATATAATATACCAAACTCGCAAGTGGTCCATCACAAAGTGTGTTTGTTCTCTGTATGGAAACATTGGTTAAAGGTCTGAGTTCTGAGCTTAAAAACCAAGCGATCACATATGCTGATAGTTCAGGCATAATTAAGGTTAAGTT